AGGCACTAATAATCCTAATATCATAGAATACCATACAATACCAAAACCATTACACTTTCAACGGGTTGCAGAACATAGCCCAAGATGATGATATTGCAGAATACCACACAATGCCGGAAAATCGCCCAAAATTCGTGTACATAATCGTGTACGAGGTAAAAGCCGGACAATTCGTGTACATTATAGATTGTCAAACCTTGACATTGCTTTTGCCTTTAATTCATCAACTATCTTCACATAAGGCTTCATTGCCGAAAAATCATTGTGACCCGTCCATTTCATAATGACCTCACTTGGAATGCCAAGTTGCAAGGCGGTAACGACAAATGTACGCCGTCCGCAATGCGTGGTCAATAAAGCCCATTTTGGAAAGACTTGTTCGTGCCTTATGCCGCCTTGAAAATAGACAATCCGTGTCGGTTCATCAATGCCGCATACTTGCCCAAGAATCTTCAAATGGGCATTCATCTTCACATTCGATATTACAGGCAACGCCAAATCTTGCGGAAACTTCATGTCCTTGTATTTGTCAATAATCGCTTGTGAATGCTTGTTCAGTTCGATGCGCAATCCGTCCACCGTCTTTTTTGTGACAACCTCAATAAATCCATCCTTGATGTCTGACCTTTTTAATTTCGCCACATCCGAATATCGCAACCCCGTGAAGCAACAAAACAAGAAAATATCACGCACCCTTTCAAGGGCGGCTTGCGTTGGCAAGAACACATGGTTTTCCAAGGTTTTTATTTCGTCTTGGGTCAAATATATTATTTCCTTTGAATTGCCGTCCGTGCCTTTCAATTTGGGCTTGAATGTGTCTTGAACATCCCCATTGTAATACCCTTTTTTGTGCGCCCACCGCAAGAACCAACGTACAAAAGCAAGATTCTTGGCGATGGTGGTATTTCGCAATTCTTTCTTTTCCAAATATGCAAGATAGGCTTGCATCTTTGATTCATTGATTCCGGGAAATGACAAGTGCGGGTCAAAGTCATAAAGATGATGCTTGATTGCCGCAAACTTTTCAAATGTCGATGGTGTCCATTGATTTTGTTTTCCCATCATATCGGTAAACAGGTCGAACACATGAAATAAATCCATGTTCGGGTCTGCAAGGCTTTCATTGGTCTTGGTTTTTCGCCCGACCATATCATTGAACAAATCTTTGATTTCGCCCAATGTCGGAACACGCTTTTCAAGCAATTCATATCGGGCAAACACTTCATTCATTATTGCTTTCCATTCATCAATGGTGCGGTTGATGTCAGCCGCACCGGGGGCGGATTTCAAGGCGCATTGATTATTCGCATCCCAATCTTTCAAATCAATGTTATGCCCGGTCGGAAAATCAAGTGGTCTTTGCCCACGTAATGTCACCCGCATACGAATGGCAAGATTATGCGTTTCGCCCGGCTTGCGTTTGTGTAGTAAAAACTTTATTCCTTTTTGGATGTGCATTATTTTTCCGATTTAAGCATTTTACCACGTCCGAGCAACAACCATTCGGCGGAAACGCCAAAGTCCGTGCAAATAGCCGAAAGCGCATCCAAATCAATCATTTTATAATTAGTTTCATCCAAAGGCTTGTCAAGACTGTTTTTTATACATGAATACTTTGTGCGGTTCAATTGGTGGTCGTCACAAAAGCCTTTCAACCCGGTTATCTTACCCAAGGAGATAGCCAAGTCCAACGCTTCAAAGAAACGGCGTTGTATTGCAATTGCTTGTGGGTTGATGCTTTTTTTCATAGTCATTTCTTTTGTGGCACAGAAACCATAAACGAAAATTCATATTCACGTATTGAATCGCCATATTTGATTGGGAATATCAATCGAATAATCATATTACCTTCTTTCTTGATGCTTTTTTTCTTAAAAACAGGATAAGCCCCGGTTTCCCACCAATTTTCTAATGGAAATATACTTTTTGATATTTCCGTTCCTGATGCAATGATACTTGTTCCTTTGGGTGCATCTTTTTGCATTCTTATTGTATTGTCAAATACAATTCCCGAACTTTTTTTGTTGCGTATGAACAAAGTTTTATCCCAATCACATTCAACATTTGCTTTGGTTTTATTCTCTATTTTGATTGACCAAAATAAATCGGTTGGGGAAAATGTGAACTTAATACTATCATTTTCCCAAACCATGTTATTAGCACCCGGCGTTGTTTGTTCAATTACACAACCCGCATATTTTTCTTGCCCTTTGGCAACAACCAAAGACATAATAAGACATATACATACAAATATCCTTTTCATAGGTTTTCCATTTTCTTTTTGTAATCAACAATCATTTTATCAAACTTTTCTTTGGCAACAACCGCAAATTCTTCACCTTGCAGGCTTGCCAATTCAAGTGCATCAAAGATTTCTTGCGGCATGACCGAATAATAAGACGGGTTGCCGTAATAGTTATTGACCTTGATTCTTATCGTTTCCATATCATTGCCCTTTCGTTAAGTTCCCTATTATTTCCAACAGCTTGTCAATGTGTTCTTGCGCCTTTGCCAAAGATTGTTCTTTGCTTGCAAGGATTTCCAACAATTTATCGGTGTCGGTCTTGTGAACCGTCACGTTGTTGCCATTGATGTTGTCGCCATTGACATTTTGTTGTTCACCCCCGGCGTAATTTTGCGGCTTCAATACCAAGTCACGCAAAATTGCGTGTTTTGATTTTGGAATTTTCGTGCCCGATTCCCAATTTTGAATGGTTCGAGGGTGTACGCCGACCATTTCCGCAAGGGTTTCTTGCGATACACCCAATTTTTCACGAATTTCTTTTATATTCAAATCATTCATAATCAACAACTTACAAAATAACTTCAAAATTAACACGCAATTTTGTGTGAAAAAGTTTGGTTTTACACACAATATGCCGTATCTTTGCAGGTGTAAAGTTCCACAATGCAAAGGTAAAGCATTAAGGAGCGTTTGCAAATAGCAAAATTACGTCATTTTTTGCGGAATGCCAAAAGCAAACCCGAAAAGTTGCGGTTTTGAAACACATTTAATTTCAAACATATATGAGTAAAGAACAATTTTCATTCAACAAAGGATGGTCGCAAGTCAAGAACGGCGACATTTCCGAATGCCGGGCAAAATTGATGGCGGCTTTGAATATCAATACCCGAATGGCATTCTTAAACAGATTGAAAGGTGAGGTCGAACCCAAAGTTTCGGAAGCAAGAGCAATCGAAGCCGTGTTTGCCGAATATGGGATTAAGGATGTTTGGGGAATGTAGTATGGAAGCAAAAAGCCTGACCAAGCGTGAAGCCGAAATTGCGGAGTTATTCGCATGGGGCGCAAGCAAGAAAGACATTGCGGAACGCCTTTTCATTTCGGAACGGACGGTGGAAAATCATGCCCGGAACATATACGAGAAAACCGGGTGTTCCAAAGTCAATGAGTTATCCGCATGGTGGTTTTGCACGAAATTCCACATTTCCTTTGACTTGTCACCCTTGAAACGCAAGGTTATCGCAACAACGCTTGTCGCCTTATTGATGCCGCAAATCTTCAATTTCGACAATGTGGCAATCAGGGTGCGCACAAGGAACACTTGCCGGACGGTTCGGGTGATAAGGTCAAGAAGAAAGTTTGAAGATGACTTTGCAACGGTCGAATTTTAACAACTAAAAATTTCGCAACAATGAAAGAAGAAACAAAAAAACAAGTCAGAATCGCCATTGTCGGGTTGTTCGGTGTCCTTGCGTTGATATGCGCAACATCCGAACCGATAAACCAAGACACATGGTTTAAGGACTTCTTTATCAGCAAGTCGATTGCCGCCCTTTTCGGGTATATCGCATACAGGCTTGCGAAGTATTGGGAATCAAAAGGGCTATTGCCTGAAATGGATGATGATGTATGATAAAAATTGACCCAAATACAAGGATTATCGACTTGACGGTTGGTGAACTAATGGAGTTGATAGAAGCCGCCCAAACGGAGAAAACAACGCCACAAGCCCCGACCGCACCCGAAAAACGGTTTGTCTATGGCATAGCCGGGATTGCCCAAGTGTTCAATTGCAGTATGACAACGGCAAACAGAATCAAGGCAAGCGGACGGATAGACCGGGCAATCATGCAGAACGGGCGCATTATAGTTGTCGATGCCGACCTTGCTTTGGAACTATACAATAACAATAAATAATACGCAACAATGAAACAGGTAACATTAAAATCCCTAACCCTTTGCAATTTCAAGGGTGAAAAGGAACGGACAACTAATTTCAACCCGGACGTAACCACCATTTCGGGCGGCAACGGGCTGGGCAAGTCAAGGCATTTCGATGCTTTCATTTGGTTGCTTTTCGGCAAAGATTCCAAAGACCGAAAAGACTACGAAATCAAGACCCGTGTTGATGGCAAGGAATTGCACAATGTAGAATGCAGCGTGTCGGGTGTCATTGATGTGGACGGTGAGGAAATCAACTTGAAACGTGCCTATATCGAAGATTGGGTAAAACCACGTGGGCAAGTCGAAAGAGTGTTCAAGGGCAATCACACCGAATGTTGGTGGAATGATACCCCGGTCAATGTCGGTGAATACACCAAGAGGATTGAAGCAATCATTGATTCATCCGTGTTCAAGATGATAACCAATCCGGCATTTTTTGTCAATATGCCGTGGAAGCTGCAAAGGGAACAACTTTTTCAGCTTGCCGGAACAATCACAGATGCCGAAATCGCTTCAAAGAAGCCCGAATTTGCCCTTTTGCTTGACAAGATAAGCGGCAAATCACTTTCGGACTTCAAAGCCGAAATTTCGGCAAAAAAGAAGCGTTTGAAAGACGAATTGGCGCAAATCCAACCAAGGATTGACCAAACCCATAAGATGATGCCCGAAAATGAGGATTTCAACGCCATTGAAGTTCAAATCCAAGTCATTGATGATGAAATCAAGGACATAGACAAGGCGATTAGTGATGCCACCGCCGCAATCCGCAAGGCGTATGAAGCGGAGCAAAAGAAGCAAAAGGACGTGAACGCCTTGAAATCCGAATGCCAACAACTACTTTTCAGGGCAAAGGAAGAAGCGCAAAATGCCGCATTTGAAGCCAATGCCGCCCGCCGTGAATTGGAAAGCAATATCAAGGCAAAGGAACGTGAATTGGCAGCGACCAACCGTGAATTGTCGGCAAGCCGAAAAGAGCAAGAACGGCTTGAAGAAGATGCCAAAAAGTTGAAGTCGGAACAAGACACTTTGCGCAATCAATGGTTTGAAGAAAACGGCAAGGTCTATCATGGTGAAACGACTTGTCCGCATTGCAAGCAGGAATTACCCGCCGCCATGATTGAGCAAGCAAGGGATGTTTTCACGAAAGCCCAAGCCGACAAATGCAATGATATAACCTCAAAGGGAAAGCGAATTGGCGAAAGAATCAAGGAACTTGAAAAGGACATTGACGATGTGAAAAAGGACATTGAGAATGCCAATGCCAATGTCACGTCTATCAATGGCGAAATAAGCAAGATGAAAGCCGATTTCGTTGCTTTGCCGCTTGTTGATGCCGCCGCCGTTGTGCCTGAATCAATCCCGGAATGGGTCGAAAAGCAAGCAAAAATCAAAGAGATTGAAGCGACCATAAGCACCGAACAGGCAAGTTCCGCCGACACGAGCAAGGCACAGGAAAGGAAGTCGGAGTTGAACAAGACCCGTGACGACCTCAATAAAAGGCTTGCCAACCGTGATGCAATCAAGCGTTATGAAGATGAAATCGCAAGCCTTGAAAAGAAAGGCAAAGACCTTGCCCAACAAATCGCCGATGTCGAAAAACAGGAATACACGGTTGAGCAATTCACAAAGACCAAGATTGATGAATGCGAAAGCCGGATAAACGGGATGTTCAAATATGTGTCTTTCCGCTTGTTTGACTTCACCATTGACAACAACCCCGTTGAAACGTGCATTCCTTTGGTCAATGGCGTTCCATACCCAAGTGCGAACACGGCAGGACAAATGAATGCCGGGCTTGACATAATCAACACATTATGCCGCTTTTATGGCGTGTGCGCACCGATATTCATTGATAACCGTGAATCGGTCAATGACATTATCGAAACTGAAAGTCAGATTATCAACCTTGTTGTAAACAAGGACAATTTTTTAACAATTAAATAACAACGCAACAATGGAAAAGAAAATTGAAAAAAGCGAATTTCTTTCAAAGGTGGAAGCATTCGCACATGAAATGACAACAATGACAGAAAAGAAAGAGGGTGTCAAACGTGGTCTTGTTATCCTTGCCGCCGAATCGGTGGAAAGTGAAAATGGCACAAAGCAAATCATTTCCGTGCTTGGCAATGGTGGAAAGGTGGTGGAAGCGATTGCCGGATTTGCTTCACAGGAACACGGCAAGTCATTTCTAATGGCTGGCATGAAAGAAGCCGCCCTAAATAGCCTTATTGAAAAAGTATTGGGGGGCAATCGTAATCATTAACAAGTAAAAGATTGAATCATGAACGAAATTCAGAAAACAGAAAAGCAGGGGCAAGTATTGACGGTTGCCGCCCCCGTACAAGTCGGGTTCAACTTCTTTGACCCGGTGCAATTCGACACCATGCAGCGTGTTTGCAAGTTGTTCGCAAGTTCGGAACTTGTGCCGGATATGTACAAAGTGACGGATAAAAACCCAATCGAAAAGGCGATGGCAAATTGCATGATTGCCATTGAGATTGCCCAACGTATCGGCGCAAGCCCATTGATGGTTATGCAAAATATGGTGCCGATTTATGGCAAGCCGTCTTGGTCGTCAAAATTCCTTGTCGCCACCGTAAACACTTGCGGACGCTTCAAGCCCTTGAAGTACCGCTTCACCGAAAAAGGTATGCTTGGCATGGTGGATTATGTCGAGTACACAAAAGTATGGGTAAACGGTCAAAATGGACGGGGCTATTATAAGAATGAAGCCACGACCAAGCAATTTGACGGGCGCAAGATGATGGATATTGAGTGTGTCGCCTATACGAGCGCAAAGGGTTCGGATGAAGTCTTGGAAAGTTCGCCCGTATCAATCCGCCTTGCTATCCAAGAGGGGTGGTTTACAAAGAACGGTTCAAAATGGCAGACCATGACCAAACAAATGCTTATGTATCGTGCGGCTTCATTTTGGACAAGTGCTTACGCACCTGAATTGTCAATGGGGATGCGTACCGTTGAGGAATACCAAGACATAATGGATGTGGATTATCAAGAAGTCGGGGCGGAAGTTGAAGCCGAAAAGCACGACAACGCCAACAAAGTGCAAATCGGTGTGGATTTGGCGCAAGGTAACGACAAGACCACGGCGACAATGATTGACCCGGAAACGGGCGAAATCAAAGCGGTGCATGATGCCAATGCCGAAACGCCAAAAGAGGAAGCGGCACAAGCACCGACACCCCAACCCGGTTTCTAACAAACAATCAAAATCCGAAAGGCTATGGAATTGAAGATTTTGGGTTCGAGTTCAAAGGGCAATTGCTACTTGCTTGACAATGGCAATGATTGCTTGGTGATAGAATGCGGCATTCCTTTCAAAGACGTGCAAAAGGCGGTCAATTTCGGCATTTCCCGCATTGCTGGTGTAATTATATCACACGAGCATGGCGACCACGCCAAACACGCCGGAAAGTGCCTTGAAGCGCAAATCCCATGCTATATGTCGCAAGGCACGAAAGACGCATTGCATTTGCCGCAAACCCGGCTTGTCCGTGTGATGGAAGAATTGAAAGTGTACGAAATCGGCAATTTCAAGGTGCAACCATTCGCAACCCAACATGATGCCAAAGAGCCTTTCGGATTTTTGATTTACCACAAGGAATGCGGCATGGTCTTGTTCGCAACTGATACATATTACTTGCATTATACCTTTCATGGATTGAATAACATCTTGATTGAATGCAATTACCGTCAAGACATATTGGATGCCAATGTTGAAGCGGGCAAATTGCCGATGGCGTTACGGGCAAGGACAATGAAAAGCCATTGCAGCTTTGACACTTGCCGGGAAACATTGCTTGCAAACGACTTGTCAGGCGTGAACCATATTGTCTTGATACATCTTTCGGATGGCAATTCAAACGCAAAGGAGTTCAAGCAAGGAATCGAAGAAGCAACGGGCAAGACCACCCACATTGCCGAAAGCGGAATGACAATTTCAAATTTCAACAAATCACCATTTTAATTTTCAGAACATGAAGAAGTTTCTTTTAAGACAAAAAGGCATTGAAAATGCCATTGGAAAATTTGATTCAAAGATTGAAGCCGTTGATGTGATGGATGGTTACATTACGGACAACAACGATGAATTGGATTCAGACGATGAGGGGTATTTGACCCCGTTTGATTTCACCCTTGACGAAATCGAGGAAAGGGAAATCAACGAATGTGTGACCAACTACGAGGAAGCCCGGAAGTATCTTGGCGGCAAGCCCAATGCGGACTTTTCCGTTACAAAGAAGCTGCAATCAAACAATTCTTTGGATTTGTCCGGCGTTGCCCATTTGGTTGATGAAATGAATCCGCGACACCTCAAAGCCCTTGCCGCATTGAACAAGTTGTTCACCATTGCGGAAGCATGGAACAAAGCGGATGATTTCGTGCCGGATTTCAGCAACCAAAACCAATACAAGTATTATCCTTGGTTTGTATATGACCGGGATGCTGCGGGGTTCGTGTCTGCGGGTGCGATTAATGCGGCTACGATTACGTATGCGAGTTTCGGTTCTCGGCTTTGCTTTAAGACCGCAAATCGGGCACGGCAATTCGGTGAAATGTTTGCCGAGTTGTACAACGAAGTGTTCCTTTTCAAATAGAATGTGTTTCATAGTAAAACAAATCGGATATGGAAAAAGAACTTGGGCAGGAATACAAGAACCCGATTCAACGTGAAGCGTTCTTGAAAGACAATTGCGATGCTTGCGAGCAAAAAGGGTATATGAAGCCATACAGCCCGGAAGAATTGCAAGGGCATAAAGAAAGGCATACTAATCTTTCGATTGAAATAGACAAAATCGAAGATGAAAAGAAAGTCGCAATGGAAACTTTCAAAGGTCAGTTAAAACCATTGAGGGAAGAATGTAAGCAGTTACTTAAAAATATCAAGGCAAAGGCGGAATATGTAACCGAAACGTGTTACAGGTTCACCGACCAAGAAACAAAGGAAACCGGGTACTACAACAAAGACGGCAAGTTGATTGAGAGCCGCCCGGCGACCGCTGACGAACTGCAACCCACCATTTTTGGCGTGGTGCGAAATCTTAACCCCAAAACAGGAACGGACAATTAACAACTAAATTTTTGAATCATGGATAATGAAAAATTGCAAATCAACCTTGCGCCCGGAATGAGCAAAGCGGAACTTGTCATTCGTGAGGGTGCAGCAGCGAAAGAACTTGAACCCAAAGCACCCGTCAAAACTAACTTGAAAGGTGTTATCGGGGCGGTCGTTGAATACCTCAAAAAGAGAATTAACACCGGGCAATTTGAACAAAAAGATTGCCTTGTGCTTGTAAACCGTGAATCAATCGAAATCACCTTGATAACGAATGAAGCGGATGAATACAAGCGTGGTGAAATAACGGGCAAATTGAGTTACAACCCCAAGTTCATTGAATTTGGCATTAACGGTAACAAGGTATGGACACCAACGGAACTTGGTTTGTTTATCAAGATGAACCGGGCATTCTTTGCCGACCGCAACGAAAACATGAAGCTGGTTTCAAGCCTGATGAACTTCACCGCCGATGTGAATAACAAGATTGAAAGGGCGGTCAAGGAAAACGGCAACCGCACGGACAATTTCGCCCAAGTGGTCAATTCCAACTTGCCGGAATCATTCACCATCCAAATGCCCATCTTCAAGGGTATGCAGCCCGAAACAATAGAGGTGGAAACATTCGCACAGGTGAACGGGCGTGAAGTCGCCTTTGTGTTGTTGTCGCCGGGCGCACAAGTAACGCTTGAAGATTTGCGTGACAAGGTTATTGATGAACAATTGGAGCAAATAAGGGAGATTGCGCCGGAAATTGCAATCATTGAAGTTTAACAAAATGCCCCCGGCTTGCTTGTCGGGTCGGGGGCTTCAATATCGCAACAATGAATGATTTGAAAATAACATTGGAATCCCTTGTGGCAAGGTATAACACAACGGCATTCATGGAGAATGACCCGGTGGCATTTCCACGTTGTTTCTTGGGTAAATCCAAACAAGATATTGAAATTGCCGCTTTCCTTGCTTCGACAATTGCTTGGGGCAATAGAAAACAGATAATGAACGGTTGCCGAAAGATGTTGTTTGACATTATGGATGGCAAGCCTTATAATTTTGTGATGCACGGAAGTTGGCAACACATAGACCCGAAATGCAACATTCACCGCACATTTTTTGGTCGTGATTTGGCGTATATGTGTCGGGGCTTGCAATTTGTGTATCTGACAAGCAACACTTTGGCAATCGCTTTCGGACAAGGTGACTTAACCGTTTGGGATGGTTTTTCAAGATTGCGTGAATTGTTCGCACAAGCGAATGGCGGTGAATACTCAAAGCATATATCTGACCCGACACCAAACAGGCACAAGGGCGGTTCACCTTGCAAAAGACTGAATCTTATGTTGCGTTGGTTATGCCGTCAAGATGGAATTGTTGATTTGGGCGTTTGGCATAACTTGAAGCCAAGTCAATTGATGATGCCCCTTGATGTTCATGTCGCCCGTGTGGGGCGTGAATTGGGCTTGATTACACGCCAAGGCAACGACCGTAAGACCGTTGAGGAACTGACCCGGAATTTGGCGGCTTTCGACCCCCAAGACCCGTGTAAATATGACTTTGCGTTGTTCGGTATCGGTGAATCACAAAAACACGTCAAGCGATGAAAGAAGTGTATTATTTCCAACATGATTACAATGCCCGGAACGACCCAAAATTGCAAGACGTGTTGATTGAACACGGCGCAACTGGAATTGGTGTGTTTTGGTGCATTGTTGAACAACTATATGAACAAGACGGCTTCTTGCCCCTGAAATCATGCAAAAGTATTGCATTTGCATTGCACGTGGAAAGCACGGTTGTAGAAAGTGTTGTGCAAGACTTTGGATTATTCCAAAATGACGGGGAAAAGTTTTGGTCAAATTCGGTAAATGCACGTCTTGAAAAACGCAAGACCATTTCGGAATCAAGAAAACTTGCGGCGATAAAGCGTTGGCAATCAATGCAAGCCCAACAAGGGCAATGCAAAACGAATGCAAATGCAATGCAAGATATATCCAAAGAAAAGAAAAGTAAAGAAAAGGAAAGTAAAGATTCTAATGATATAGAAAGGGAAAAAGCAAAAACCGTCAAACGGTTTTGCCCCCCTACTTTGGAAGAAGTACAATCCTACATTCAAGAAAAAGGATATTCAGTTGATGCGGAAGCATTCATTGCATTTTACGAAAGCAAAGGTTGGATGGTCGGCAAAAACAAGATGAAAGATTGGCGGATGGCGGTTGTCACATGGTCGAAACGTGACAATATACGCCCGGCAAGAAAAGCAAGTGTAACAAAAAAATGCAATGACGAATGGATATAAAAGATACCATAACAGACAAGGACGGCAATCAAAAGTCCGTGAAAGTGCAGATGCCAAGTATCGGGCGAATTATGGAAGCCGTGAAGCAACGTGGGTTGTTTGTCGGCATTACCCGTTACCAATACTTGCAATATGACGTTGAAGAAGCATTGAAGATTGTTGAAGCAATCGGAAAGAGCCGAAACGCAAAGTTTGTGATTGACGATGAAAACCGCTTCACTTACGAAAACTTCATCAAATGGTGTCATTGCGACACGTCAATGCGATGCCTTGACCCGGAAACAAGGCAGATTGTTCCGGGGAATTTGAAACGTGGAATTTACATTGCGGGAAATACAGGTTCGGGCAAATCTTGGTGTCTTGAAATCATGCTTGCATATAGTGCTGCATGGGGTTTCCGGGTGTCAATGGAGAAAGACAACACGACACGCCCTTTGTGGTGGGCAACCTTTCGAGCGGATGAAATTTGCGACAGGTTCATTGAAGATGGCAACATTCAAAGGTTCAAATCGCAAGGCATTCTTGGCATTCAGGACTTAGGCAGCGAGCCGCAAGAATCAATGTACATGGGCAATCGCCTTGACGTTATGCGGAACGTGCTTGAATACAGGGGTGACAAGACCGATGAATTAACCCTTATCACTTCAAATCTTAAAATCAACGGTGAAGCACTTTCAAACAGGTATGGCGACCGTGTGGCAAGCCGACTTCGGGAAATGTGCAATTATTTTGAAATCAAAGGAAAAGACAGACGTAAAATTTAACAACTATGATAACCAAAGAAACAGCAAGGCAAATTTACAATTGCCACCAACAGATTGAAGAAATCGGAAAAATCAAGTCCGAAATGTGCGAGGAAGTCGAAAAAGCGCGTGAACGTGCGGAAAAAGACCAACGCCCCATTGCTGAAAATGAATCAAGTTTCGGCAAATATGGAAAGGGTATGCAATTGGGCGTTCCCGATGGTATATGTTCATCAATGCGCATTTTCAACATATCGCCTGAAATTGCCATTCAGGTAATGGATGAACAAGTGGAAGTGTTGAAAAAGCGGCTTCAAGAACTCAAAGCAATTGCAAAGATAGAACTTGAAGCAAATGACAAATGAAGAATTGAAACAGACATTGGGCGATGATTTATGTGATTATTGCCCGTGGAAACAAGGCGAAATCGACCATCTATGCGATAGTATTTGCGAGGGTTTATATTGCAATGATGCGTTGGATGCTTTCTTGGATGAAAACCAAGATTATTTTGATGATGATGCGGAATAAATAACTAATAAACGATATAACAATGGACGGTATTATCATTCAACAAGATGCGGTCTATAAAACCGAAAAAGGTACACCCGTGACCGATTCTTTGAAAGTCGCACAGGTGTTCGGCAAACAGCATAAGAACATTATGCAAGCAATAAGAAACATCTTGGGGTCGGCTGAAAATTCAGCCCACCGCCGATGGTTTGCAGAATCAAGTTATTGTGATGCACAAGGCAAATCACGACCGATGTTCATAATGAACCGTGACGGATTTTCCTTGCTTGCAATGGGTTTGACGGGTGCAAAAGCAATGCAATTCAAGGTTGCATTCATTGAGCAATTCAATGCGATGGAAAAGGTCGTGCGGCAAGTGACACAACCCACCGCCCCGGCGATACCCCAATCATTTGCGGAAGCATTACGCCTTGCAGCGGCACAGGCGGAACAAATCGAGCGGCAACAAAAGCAGATTGAAGCCGATGCGCCCCGTGTCCTATTCTCACAAGCGGTTGAAACCGCCAAACAATCCGTGCTTATCGGTGAACTTGCCAAGATAATATGCCAAAACGGTGTTCAGACGGGCGAAAAGCGGCTTTTCCAATGGATGCGTGACAACGGTTATTTGTGCCAATATGGTGAAAGATACAATCAACCGACCCAAAAGGCAATGGAAATGGGCTTGTTCGAGATAAAGAAAACAACCATTCAGAAGCCAAACGGCGACACTCTTATATCCAACACGACCAAGGTAACGGGCAAGGGTCAAGTGTATTTCGTGAATAAGTTTTTGCATAACCATCAAAAGAACTTGCAGCCATGAGGATATACATTTCAGGAAAGATAAGCGGCTTGCCTTACAAGGAAGCCGAACAAAGGTTTGAAGATGCGGAAGCCTTATTGACGGAACTTGGCTTTGAAGTGATAAACCCGTTAAAGAATGGTCTTGCGACCCATGAAGAATGGATAAAGCATTTATGCAAGGATATTGAAATGCTGCATTCGTGTGATGCAATCTACATGATGGATAATTGGACTACTTCAACCGGGGCTTCAATAGAATTTGATTTTGCCAACCGCACGGGCAAGGATGTATTGTTTGAATCAAACATAATCATTCTAAATGATGAATACAAGGCAATCTTGCGCATACAAAATGCAATCCATGAAGTGACAGGGTTACGCTTCAATCAATATATCACCAAGTCGCGCAAGCGTGACGGGGTGTTTGCCCGGATGATATTCGTGTATCATTGCCGCAAGCGAAAAATGAAGCTGACACAGATAGCCAAGTATGTTCGCCGTGACCATTCTTCGATGCTTCATTTATTGCGGAAGTATGATGATGATTTCAAGTACAATCCGCAATTCCGGGATATGGCGACAAGGGTAAACAATATATTGAATAAAACAAATGAAACCGCATAAATTCGATTATCGTTGGACTTTGAAAGATGCCCACTTCACCAAAGACAAAGGGGCGGTCTTTTCATGTTTTGCTTGTGGGGGGGGCAGTTCTATGGGTTACAAACTTGCCGGGTTCGATGTAATCGGGTGCAATGAGATAGACCACCGCATGATGTACGCATATTGTCAGAACCACAACCCCAAGTTTCCTTTCCTTGAACCGATACAGACGTTCAAGGATAGAACGGACTTGCCGCCCGAATTGTACAATCTTGACGTGTTGGACGGGTCGCCCCCTTGTTCCACGTTTTCGGTCGCCGGAAGTCGTGAAGAAGCATGGGGCAAGATGAAGCACTTTCGAGAGGGGCAAGCGGCGCAAGTGTTAGACACCTTGTTTTTCGACTTCATAGACCTTGCAAAGAAGCTGCAACCGAAAGTCGTTGTCGCCGAAAACGTCAAAGGTTTGTTGCTTGGTGAAGCCAAAGACTATGTAAGACGGATATATGAGGGCTTCGAGGATGCCGGGTATTATTGCCAACATTGGTTGCTTGATGCTCAAAAGATGGGTGTTCCGCAAAGGCGTGAACGTGTGTTCTTTGTCTGTTTGCGAAAAGACCTTGCCGTCCCATTCTTGGTGATGCAAGACCTTTTCAACGAAGTGCCGAAATTGAACCTTGATTTCAACGAGCCGCCAATAATGTTTGGTGAAGTCGCTGACTATTCAGGGCGTGAAATCAATTCAAAGGTGATGCGCCTTTTGTGGGATAATCGCAAGGATGGCGACACCAACCAAGGCGATGCGAATGAAAGGTTGTTCGGCAAAGGGTCTAACTTCAATCAGGCTTATGCGTACCCGGACAGGATATGCCCCACCCTTGCAAGCAAGGAATCATGCTTGATTCACTTTGTGCAACCCAAGTTCCTTGCAAAAAGTGAAGTATGTTGCATTTCATCCTTTCCGCAAGACTACAATTTCGGTGGTCAATCACCCCATTATGTGTGCGGAATGTCCGTGCCGCCCGTGATGATGGCACAAGTTGCAAGCCGAATTTGGGAACAATGGTTATCGAAGATTTAGCAAACAATGTTTCACTATAAAACAAAAAAAGCAATGAAATTACTATTTTTTGACCTTGAAACGACCGGGGTAAATCCCGGCAAGAATGGAATCCATCAAATATCGGGTGAAATCGTGATTGATGGTGTTTCCAAAGAACAATTCGACTTTCACGTTCAACCAAACCCAAGGGCGATAATCGAAGATGAAGCCTTGAAAGTTGCAGGGGTAACACGTGAACAAGTGTTGGCATACCCGCCAATGCGACAAGTATATTCCGAATTTGTTGCGATGCTTGAAAAGTATGTCGATAAGTACAACAAGAAAGACAAGTTCTTCTTGGTCGGTTATAACAATGCGGCTTTCGACAATCAATTTTTGCGTGGATTCTTCTTGCAGAACGGCGACCAATACTTTGGTTCTTGGTTTTGGTCGAACACAATTGATGTGATGGTGCTTGCATCCGCATACCTTGCGACCCGCCGCCCTGACATGGAGAATTTCAAGTTATCCACGGTCGCCAAAACGCTTGGCGTTGATGTCGAAAGTGAATCATTGCACAATGCCTTATATGACATAAACTTGACAAAGGCGGTGTTTGATATTGTAACCGACAGACGATGAAGAATATAGAATTATTCAATGACCATTTACAAAACTTCAAAGTTTATGGAATCCCGAAAGCGCAATTAATCATTGCCGACCCGCCTTATAATTTGGGGGTCAATGCTTATGCAAGTAATCCGGCATGGTATGTCGATGGGGATAACAAAAACGGAGAATCGGAAAAGGCTGGTAAGGAGTTTTTCGATACGGACAAGGATTTTCGCCCGGCTGAATTTATGCACTTTTGTTCGCAGATGCTTATAAAAGAGCCTAAACAACCGGGGAAATCCCCTTGCATGATTGTGTTTTGCGAGTTTGAACAACAATTCAAATACATAGAACTTGGCAAACGATATGGTTTTAACCATTACATCAACCTTGTTTTCCGAAAGAACTTTTCCGCACAAGTGTTGAAAGCAAATATGAAAGTCGTTGGCAATTGTGAATATGGGATATTGTTGTACCGGGATAAGTTGCCCAAGTTCAACAATGATGGCAGGATGATTTTTAATTGCTTTGATTGGATAAGGGATAGCGAAACGCCCAAAGTGCATCCGACACAAAAGCCCGTTCCATTGCTTGAACGGTTGATTCGCATATTCACAGACCCCGGCGATGTGGTTATTGACCCTTGCGCCGGAAGTGGAACAACATTGTTGGCGGCGGCAAACCTACAAAGAAAGGGTTATGGATTTGAAATTAAGAAAGACTTTTACAAGGCGGCAAAAGAACAAGTCTTATCGCATTTCACGCCAAAATTGTTTTGACCGGGTATTATTAACATATAAAACTTCAAGAAATGACTTACAACGATTTGACCGAAAAAGTGCATTCCAATGCCGTAAAACACGGCTTTTGGGATGAAAAAAGAAGCAACGAACATTGTTTGATGCTTGTGATTACCGAAATCGCCGAAATGGTGGAAGCTGACCGCAAGCGTAACAAAGCAGGGGTCGGCGCAAAGCTGATTATCAAACAGGACATGGGGAAAGGCAAAGCATTTGAAGATGCGTTTGAAGCAATAGTAAAGAACACCGTTGAAGATGAAATGGCGGATGTCGCCATTCGCCTTTTCGACCTTGCCGGGGCATTGGGAATTGACTTCGAGAAAATGAAGCCTTGCCGATATTACCGGGCATTCGACAAGTTCAGCTTTACCGAAAACGCATTTGCCTTGTGCAAGGGTCTTTCCCGTGACGTGATAGGCATTGAAAAGCGCATTCAATTCGGTATTGCGTATGTCAATGAATGGGCAAAGTCTTTGGATATAGACTTGTGGTGGCACATTATGCAAAAGATGCGCTACAACGAAAGCCGCCCAATCCGGCATAACAAAGCGTATTGACAAGCAAATGCAATGCACTTGCATAACAAAAGGAATGTATTTGTATAACTTAAAAACAAACGTATATGTTTCAATGTGAAGTAATTGGCAATATCGGGAATGATGCCGAAATCAAGGATTTCAGCGGCAAAAAGTATGTGTCATTCAATGTCGCCCATTCCGAAAGGAAAAAGGATGCCCAAGGGGTTGTGACAGAATCAACGGTGTGGGTGTCCGTCCTTTGGTATGGTGATGGCGGCGGTCTTACCCAATACTTGAAAAAGGGGTGCAAAGTGTTTGTCCGGGGGCGTTTGTCCTTGAAAACCTATCAAGATAAGCACGGCAACACGCAAATCGCCGTCAATGTCAATGCGAATGAAGTTACCTTGTGTGGTCTGAAAGGCGAAAGCCAACCGACAGGAGCAACGACACAGGCAGCACAAGCCCAACCGCAAGCATCCGACAATGCGGAAGATGATTTGCCATTCTAATTGCGTGCGATATGAGGTGCAAATATGATAACATCATTGCCATTGACCCCGACAAAGGAAAATCGGGCGTGGCGTTCCTCAAACCGACAACACGGCAATTGGAAGTGTCGAACTTGGCTTTTCCGCAATTGATGGATTACTTGCAATTCTGCAAAAAGACAGGCATTGACAAAGGCGAAACATTGATTGTCGTTGTTGAAGCCGGATGGATGGTCAGGAAAAGCAATTTCCATGAAGCGCAAGGACACCGGGCGGAAAAAATCGCAAAGGATGTCGGGGCGAACCATGAAACAGGGCGCAAGATTATCGAAATGTGCAAGCATTACGGAATCAACGTCTTGGAACACGCCCCGTTGGTCAAGTGTTGGAAAGGCAAAGACCGAAAGATTACCCAAGAAGAATTGGCTTCATTTACGGGTTTGACCGGGCGCACCAACCAAGATGGGCGTGATGCGGCTTTGCTTGCATGGGTGTTTTCGGGCTTGCCTATCAAGGTAAAAGTTGGATAACTTATGCTTAACTTTTTTTGCAAAAGGGTGTGTTATAGTAACACACCCTTTAATTTTGCAATTGCATTGCAAACTAAATTCAAAAGCAGATGAAACCAATTGATTTTCCGCAATCCACAAAGGTATTGCAAAAGCCGTCCACCATGTCAGACAATGAATGTTCATCATTGCACGTGTGGAATGACGGCAAACAATGTGTTTCTTGTTGGAAGCCGACTTTCAAGGAACGAATGAACATTTTATTCGGCGGTAAAGTGTGGCTTGGTGTCCTTTCGGGGAAAACACAACCGCCCGTCTTTGTTTCGGGCGAAATGGTCTTTGAAAAAGCCCCGTTAAAAGCCCGCATTTCGGCTTTTTGGGGAAAGGCAAAGGAAAGTATCATTCAAACATGGGAAAACCTTGCAGAAGCCGCCAAACAACCCGATAAACGGAAACATTTTTATGTCGGCTTTGTCATTGCGCTTGTTGTAGGTGTCTTGTTTGGGGCTTTGGTCGGTTTTGTAGCCGGAAGTCTTGCCGGAGCAATCAAAGAATGGTGGGATTCCAAAGGTCACGGCACGGTTGAATTGATGGACTTTATCTTCACCATGATTGGTGCGCTTTGCGGGGCTTTGGTAGCCTTGATCGTTTGTGTGTTGTTCAATATCCATTCCGTGTTGTCATGGCTACTAAAATAATCGAAGCGAGTATTGAAACCCTTATCCCGGACAATAAGAATTTCAACAAGGGAACGGAGTTTGGCGAACACCTGATGGATAAATCCTTACGGGAATTTGGGCTTGGTCGGTCAATCCTTATCGACAAGAACAACCGCATTATCGCTGGGAACAAGACAGCCGAAAAAGCCGCCGACATTGGCTTTGACAATGTTATCATTGTTGAAACTGACGGCAATTCACTTGTGGCGGTCAAGCGAAAGGATATTGACCTTGATTCGGCAAAGGGGCGTGAACTTGCCCTTGCGGACAACGCCACAAGCAAAGCGAACCTTTCCTTTGATACGGACTTGATAATGCAAGAAGCTGAAAAGTTCGACTTTGACCCGGAAGATTGGGGCGTTGCATTGGATGCCCAAGAGGAAAACGAAGATGAAGAAGAAAGCCCCAAGAAAGTGATTGACACAAGATTGATTGTTGAATGTGGCGATGTCGCCAAATTGTCATTGCTATTCAACGAGTTGCAAGAAAGAGGCTTCAAATGCGAATTGAAAGAATAAAGTTATGAAAGTGACAAAAATGGACTAAAAAAGGCGTAACATGGCGAAATACGGTAAGAAAATAGTTGAAAAGATTGTCGGGCTTGTCAAGTCGGACACGTTCACCATTGCCGAAATATGCCGCCAAGTGGGTATCACGCCCAAGACTTATCACCAATGGATTGATGATTATCCCGACTTTGCCGCCGCTATTGAGCAAGCAAAGGATGAGCGGATGCAATTCTTTGTGCAGGAAGCCAAGAAATCATTGTTGAAGAAGATACAAGGCTATGAAGTGACCGAAACAAAGGTTGTGACCATTCCAAGCAAGCAAAAGGATGAAAAGGGCAACCCAAAGCCGATAATCAAGGAGCAAACGACCACCAAGAAGCACATTCAGGCGGACACAGCGGCAATCATATTCACCCTTACCAATGGCGACCCGGAACATTGGCGCAACAGGCAGACAACGGAAGTCACGGGCAAAGATGGAAAGGATTTGTTTGCGGGCAAGTCGGATGAAGAATTGGATAATGAAATTGCGGAATTGCAACGGAAGTTAGAATAATGGCGCAAAGGGCTGACAAGATACGGTATTGTAAGGCATTGAAAGAACGGCTTATTCGTGAAAGCCGTTCCGATTTGTTGCGTTTTACCCTTGCCACCATGCCCACATTCCGCCCGGCGGACTTTCACCGCCGATATTACAAGGTTCTGACAGACTTTGCGCAAGGCAAAATCCGCAAATTGATGGTGTTCATGCCGCCCCAACATGGTAAATCCGAGGGTTCAACAAGGCGTTTGCCCGCCTTTCTTCTTGGCAATGACCCTGAAAAACGGTTGGCGATTGTGTCTTACAATGCCCCCAAAGCAAGAAAGTTCAACCGTGAAATCCAAAGGATAATCGACACGCCCGAATATCACGAGATATTCCCGGAAACCAACCTTAATGCCGCCAATGTGACCACGATTGCCGGGTCTTGGTTGCGCAATGCGGATGAATGCGAGATTGTAGGACACCGGGGCAGCTTCAAGACGGTTGGTGTCGGTGGTGCTTTGACAGGTGAACCCGTTGATATTCTTATCATGGATGATATTTACAAGGACGCAAAGACGGCATGGTCGCCCATTGTCCGTGAAAGTGTGTCGGATTGGTACGATACGGTTGCGGAAACCCGACTTCACAATGAATCCCAACAACTGATTGTCTTTACACGATGGCATGAAGATGATTTGGCGGGTACGTTGTTACGGCAACAAGGCGTATATGACCCCAAAGACAATCCCGATGGGTGGGTTGTTGTCGTTTACAAGGCTATCAAAGAGGACAAGCCGACAGAGTATGACCCACGGAAAGAGGGTGAAGCACTTTGGGAAGAAAGACACAGCTTAAAGAAGCTGCAAGCGATACGCAAACGCAATCCCCAAGTGTTTGAATCCTTGTATCAACAAGACCCCCAACCCCGTGCCGGACTTATGTACGAAAGCGGCTTTGTTGAATACACCATTCGCCCGGCGACAAAGTATGTCAAGCGGAAATGTTATGTCGATACGGCGGACACGGGCGCAGATTATTTGTGCGCCATTGTCTATGATGAAACGGATGTTGCCAATTATGTTGTGGATGTACTTTACACGACACGCCCGGTTGAGTACACAGAACCCGCACTTGCAAAGATGCTGACCAAACACGGCGTTGCCTTGTGTATTGTTGAAGCGAACAATGGCGGTCGCCTTTTCAAGAACAATGTTGAAAAGCAATGCCGACTTATGGGCAACGGCAAAACGGCATTCACGGCATTTCACCAAACCGAAAACAAAGATACGAGGATATACCAACATTCGGCAATGGTGCAGAACCTTACATTCATGCCGCAAGGCTGGAAAACGTTATTCCCTGAATTTGCCAAGGCGATATGCGGCTATTTGAAAGCCGGGCAAAATGAACATGATGATGCCCCGGACGCATTGACGGGAACAATCGAAAAAAGAGCAAACCACCGCAAATCGGATGTGGCGGGGCTTTTTGGATATTAAAGTGTTTCACTATAAAACAATAAAGATATGCCAATTGACGAAATTTTCAAGAAAGCAACGGCAAATGATGTGATTTCGGAATTGAAGTCTTGCCGTTTCATTCCACAACCTGATGTGGAGAGTGCAGAAAAGGCACTTAACCCCAAGTTGCATGATATTAACGACCCGGTTATTCGCAAGGATAAACGGGTAAAGATTGATGCCGACGATGAAGCGGAATCGGCGCAAAAGATTATCACGGTGGATGGCGAAAGTACCAATTACAGAACGGAAAAGGTTGCAAGAATTGCCCTTGCCATTCAAAGGTTGATAATAAACCGTGCCGTGTCTTTCTGTTTCGGCAACCCTATCAATTACAATGCGACCCCATCCAATGACAATGAAGCGGCGATTGTCTTTGCCTTGAACCGCATATTGTATGATGTCAAAAGCACTTCTTTGAACCGCAAAATCGGTCGTTCCATTTTCGGTTACAAGGAATGTGCGGAGTATTGGTACACGGTAGATAAGCCCAATTCCAAATATGGCTTCAAGTCGAAACACAAGTTGCGTTGTGCCTTGTTTTCGCCCGCTTATGGTGATACCCTTTACCCCTATTTTGACGAAACGGGCGACATGGTAGCCTTTTCACGGTCTTTCAGCCGAAAGGATGCCGGGGGAAATGCCGTTGATTATTTTGAAACATTCACAGACAAAGAACATTGGTTGTGGATTAATGGGGAAAATGGCTATGAAGCCGCACCGGGCTATCCAAAGCCTATCACGATAGGCAAAATCCCCGTGATTTACGGACACCAACCCAAGTTTGAAACGGAAGATGTGGATAAACTGATTGACCGTTTGGAAACCTTGTTGTCGAACTTTGCCGATACAAACGACTATCACGCAAGCCCCAAGATATTCACAACTGGCATAATCAAAGGATGGGCAAAGAAAGGCGAAAGCGGTGCAGTCATTGAGGGTGAAGATGGTGCAACCATGCAATATGTGTCTTGGCAGTCAGCCCCGGAAGCCGTCAAGTTGGAGATTGAAACCCTTTTGAAGATGATTTATACAATCACCCAAACGCCGGATATTTCGTTTGATTCGGTCAAGGGGCTTGGGGCTATAAGCGGCATTGCATTGAAGTTGCTTTTCATGGATGCCCATCTTAAAGTGCAAGACAAACGGGAAATCTTCGATGATTATTTGCAACGGCGTGTGAATGTCATTCTTGCCTATATCGGCAAGATGAACAACGCATTGGAAGCGGATTGCGAAACAATCGCCATTGAACCCGAAATTGTGCCGTATATGCTTACAAGTGAGATTGACGAATTGAACTATTGGCTTACGGCTAATGGCAACAAGCCCGTCATATCGCAAGAAGAATCGGTCGAGAAAGCCGGACTTTCAAGCAATGTTGAATTGACCATGCAGAAGTTGAAAGACCAAGCGACAACCGAAAATTCATTCATAATCGGCGAACCACAACTTGAAATGGATGCGTGATGAAAAGGAAAGTCATTGAAACGCCAAAACATCAATGCCGGGATTGTGCGTATTCATGTGATTGGCACGAAAAGAATTGGAAAGGTGAATTGTTCATGTGCAAATGCCCTTTCCACAAAGAGGGGAAATATAGCAAGTTCTTGTCAGACCCTCAATGCGAACACTTCAAATTAAGGGGCAATGGCTAAAAGGCAGAAAATAAAGCGATTTTCGGTGCAGACATTCGATGCCGCACATTACAGGCAAACGGAGCAATACACGCAAGCCGTTGATGCTTTGTTTGACAAGGCGACCGTCGAAATAGCAAGGGCGGCGGCAAAGGGCAAATATGACCCCGACAAGCCGTTTTCTTTCGATGATTACCCAAGTGTCAAGGCGGTTATGCAAAGTGTCACCAAGCAACTTGCAAGCCGCATTACAACGGTCATTGAAACGGGGTCAAAGAAGCAATGGTTGTTTGCTTGCAGCAAGAATGATGGCTTCATTTCCTCAATACTTGATACATCCAAGTTGAGCAAGGCGCAATTGAAAAAGATGCAAGACCAAAATTTGGATGCCTTGAAAACCTTTCAGGGGCGCAAGGTTGAGGGAATGAACCTTTCACAACGTATTTGGAATTATGTTGGGCAATACCGTGAACAACTTGAAGCCGCCCTTGATGCTGGGTTGGGTGAGGGTCGAAGTGCGGCACAACTTTCACGGGATGTCCGGCAGAACCTGAAAGACCCCAACCGATTGTTCCGCCGTGTGCGTGACAAGCGGGGCAACCTTGTGTTGTCAAAGGCTGCAAGGGCATTCCACCCCGGACGTGGTGTTTACAGGTCAAGCGCAAAGAATGCCGCCCGGCTTACGCGGTCTGAAATCAATATGGCATACCGTGAAAGCGATTATTTGCGTTGGCAAAGCCTTGATTTTGTCGTGGGGTTTGAGGTCAAAAGGTCTAACCATGAACCTTTGTGCAAGTGTGACATTTGCGAGAAGCTGAAAGGGCGTTATCCAAAGCATTTCAAGTTCAAGGGCTGGCACCCGCAATGTATGTGTTACGCCGTGCCAATCCTGATGGATGAAGAAACCTTTGATGAAAATGAGTTGGGCGACCTCAAAGCGGCATTGCGTGGCACTCAATACAAGCGTTTGGAAGCAAAGAATGTCGTTGTCGATGTGCCGGACGGCTTCAAAGAATGGGTCAAGGAACACGAAGAAGCGCAAGCCAATTGGAGTTCCACACCCTATTTCATCAAAGACAACTTCAAGGACGGCAAGTTATCCAAGGGGTTGAACTTTGACACCAAGAAGCAGATTGACCCGGCACAAAAGCGGCTTGATGCCCTTATGCCGCAAATCATTCAGGCACGGGCATTGGCAACGAAATGGGGGTTGTCTGTACAACTTACAATGCTTAATAGGTATGTTTCCGACAAGGATATTACGGAAATACAAAGCATCCTTGCAACCATTCAGAAGATGGCGGATAAATTGCAAATGGATGACAACGACATTCGCCACAAGTGTTCCGAATGGGGTTTATCCACATACATTCTTGATGAAGCGATGCGAACACCTGATGCAACAAATATATTGGTGGCAATATCGGAGTTGAAAAAGCGTGTTGATGATGCCCAAAAGGAATACAAGTCATTTATCCATGATGCCAACGAAGCGGTCAAAGAAGCCCGGAAGTACAAGATTGACGTTTCCGATATGCTGCAATTGATTGCCACCATTACAGGCGACAAACGGGAATGGATTATGTCAAAGGCTTCATGCAAGGAAATGTTGGATAAATTGAAGAAACGGATTCAGGATGCCATTGATGAAGCCAACAAGCCCAAAGCCGATGCAAATTCCATCATTGGCAAGTATGATGTTTCACGTGCTGACAATGAAGATGAAATGGAAAAGTCGCTTGGAATGCACAAAGCGGCGGCGATGAACCATGATGATGCAAACGAGTTGAAAGGCAATCCGAATTTCACGCTTGGCGGCGGCTATCACATAAATTGTCAATCATGTGTTGTCGCTTACGAGATGCGGCGGCGTGGATATGATGTGGAAGCCAACCAAAACACGAAGCGAAAAGGAAATATCCCGTATGAACTTTCCTATACCACCGAAAAGGCATGGCTTGATGATAACGGGAATGTGCCAAAGAAACAACGTGCGGGCGGTCGGTATGTCGATGGCTACAAGATAAAGAACAAGACGTTCAAGGTAATGATGTCGGAATTTGAGGACATGACTTCAACACCCGGTCGATACCACATAAATTTTGGATGGAAAAATCGCCGTAGCGGGCATATCATAACAATGGAAAGGTTCAAAGACGGCACAATGAGAATTTACGACCCACAATGCGGCATGGTCATAACAGACTTCAAGGCATACGCAAAACGCTTTTCATTGGTCTATGGAATTAGCATCTTGCGTGTGGATAATTTAAGGGGTAATCCGCATTATGTGTCGGGAGCGACAAAGAAACGGCAATGAAGAATCAATCCGGCAGGTTTTCGATGAATTGCCCCCATTCTTCTTCGGTTGCGACCCGTGCTTGCCCTTGCTTAACAAGGATGAACACGGGTTGCCCTATAAAGGGCATTTTGCCGTTCTTGTTATAGGGCGAATAAACTTCATAACCTTTCCAATCGGGAATCCGCTCAAAGGTGTCAAAACCGTACTCTTTGGCAATAGCCATTATCATTTCTTGCTTCTTCTTATCCATAACTTATTGTATTTTAATTTGTTGTACAAAGGTAAATAATTGGGGCTAATATAAAGCAGGGGTTGCACAAGTTTTTCATAACTTATGCAGCCCCTTGCATTAAGTCAAATTTCTTGTGAATCGACCCAAGACATTCTTTCTTTCATGGAAGAAATGACAAGGTTTTCAATCCGCTTTTCGAGCGCGTCAAATTCCATGATGAATTGGTCGGCAATGATGCGTTCCGTATCATCCACGTTGTATATTTCATTGAGCGACTTATATACTTTCGTGTAAAGTTCCTGCATGGTTTTCATGCAGTCAATGAAATTTTCAGTCTGTTTGCTGACGGTCATTGCGCACCCCCTTTCTTTGCTTGTGCGGCTTGCTTTGCCAATTCCGCTTGGTTGATAGCGTCAAAAAGAAACTTGTTCACGAAGTAGATTTGCCCTTTTCCGGTCACTTTGGTTGTGGTGGTGACAAGGGAATCGCCGTTGGGCTTTGTTATCACCGTCTTTTTGAGTTCAAACAAACCCATTTGCAAGGCTTTTTGCGTGGGCTGGTTGTACATTTCGCCCTTTTTGCAAAGGTAGCCTTTATCACGCATCCATTGGAAAAGGCGGTTTTGTCCGATTTCCACGCCGTTTTGCTTGATGATACGGGCAAGTTCGCCAACCAAAATGGAATGTTCGGACGTTTCAACGGCTTTGGCGAATGTCGCACCGGGCATTAAAGCCTTGATGTGCCGTTGCTGACCCTCATTCATTGAAGTTAAAGCATCATTTTGGCATTGCAACAAGTAGTTCTTGTTTTCGGATTGCTTCAATGCCGCTTGTTGGCGGTCGATTGTGTCCTTTGCTACCATCAATGCCCGTGCCATGATTTGTTCCGGCGTTTCATCAACCTTGGCAACCATGTAGCCGCCCGACTTGCGTATGCTTGGCAACACTTCACCGCAAACCCAATCTTGGAATTGTTCGGCTTCTTTCTTACGGCTTTGGAAGATGCACTTGTACAAGTTTGGTTCGGTGATGAAGTTCATTAATTGTGGGCGATTCATTGAATCTATGACCTCATTACTAATGACCCCATTTTTTTGAAGTCTTTGTTTTACTTGACTTGGATTCCCAAGGTCAAGTGCTTTGCATACATCTGCAAGGCAAAATAATGGTTCACCGCTTTTCGTTAAGGAAGTGCGGATTCGCCCGAATTGGGCATTTTCAAAGATAGTCACTTGGTCTTTCATTGTTGAACGATTTATGAAAGATTACACATTGCCACTTTGGGTGTGGTGGCTTTTCACATAAGGCAATGAAAAAGGCATTGCCTTTCCCGTCGTTCAACACCTACAAAGGCTGGATTTCCATTACAGATTTCCACGGGGGTGCAATGCCGATATGTCAGCCGTCAGGGTATAAAAATACCGCCAACGGATTGTTTGCGGTTCTTGCGTTCCGCCTTTGTAGTATGTTGAACACTACAAAGGTAGCAAGAATAATTGAAACGGCAACAAAATTCACCGCAAAATTAGCGGATTATCTGAATTTTGTTTTACTATAAAACACTTATTTGCAAACAAAAAGGGCTTGAAGCCCAATTTTGTTTATTGCTTAACAAAGATATAAGGCAAAGTCAAGTTCGGGTCATGCAAAACAATTCTTGTTTCACTTTGTATGTCCATATCGAAACCTTTGTACCGTTGATTTGTTTCCTTGTCATACAAAGCCATGTAATCTGCATCCGAATTGATGAAATAATAGCATTCAATATCTTCATATACTTCATCAACAATATCAAATGCCCTATATGTGCATTCACCTTGTGCATAATAAAGATGTTCTTGACCGTTCATGTAATCGTCACGGGTAACTTCTATTTCTTTGTCGAAATGAGTGCCGAACACAATCAAGTCTGGGTCAGGCAATAGGCTGCCTAATTCACCGCCTGAAAGGTTTGAAAACTGAATGTCCGCCCAAGTTCCATTGAACAATGCAAATGCCTTTTCTTGCCTTTCGGAATAAGTTGAAACGAAATCATCATCTTTTGAACATCCGACAAGGGCAATCCCTGCAATTATGCAAGTAATGCAAGCACGAATAAATTTCTTCATATTTTCATCCATTAAGTTTATAATACCGCCGCAATTTTCCTTACGTTGGCAAGGCGTTCCAAAAAAGACTTATCACGCTTTGTTGTAATCATGTCATAATCGGCTTGCAGCCGCAAAAGCATATAAGCCGGGATTCCCATTGCTTTTTCGCACAAAAGCGCAAATTTCGTGTTTACGGGTCGTTTGCAGTTCACAATGTCGTTCAAGACAGTATAAGACACGCCCATATCCGCCGCAAGTTGTTTTTGTGACAAGCCCCGGCATTCTATTTCGTCTTTGAGCAATTCGCCCGGATGGGTGGGTTCGTAAGGCTCTAAATTGTTGGCAATCATTTTTGGGTCTATTCCTTTAACCGTAATCATAACTTATTTATTTATAGTGGTTTGACAATTCCAAGATGTTGCAGATGTAAACAATCGTTTCGTTTTCTTCTTCTGACACGGTAAATTCGATTCGGTATTGGTCATTCACCCTTATGGATGAAATGCCCGCCTTGTCGCCTTTCAAGACCTCGTAACGCAAGGATGGGAGCAGGAACAAATCTTCAACCTTGTTTGCGCTTTTGATAAGGTCAATGCCTTTTCTGTAACGCTTTATGATGTCAGGTTGGAAGCGGTGTTTCTTGTCGCCCTTTCCCGTTTCATAGAGTTCAC